GAAAAGCGTCAGCGTACAGCGACTCGCTCAATGCAGAGTCAAGTTAAGCAAGGTGGCAGCAGGATGACGCCAACGCCAAGCAAGGCAGCGGCCACTAAAGAAAGCAAGTCAGGACGCGAAGCAATGCTGGCTAAGGCCCGTAAGTTGCGTGATAGCAAACAAGCTGCAAAGCCCACTGGGAAAACATTAGCAAACACACCTAAATCAGGCGCTGCCAAGGTCGCTGAAACTCGCATGGCTAAGCTTGCTAACAAAAACAAAGTAGCCCGTAGAGCGGGCGGTGGTATGATGAAGAAGAAGGGTTATGCCAAAGGCGGTATGATGAAAAAGGGTATGGCTAAAGGTGGTGTAATGCGCGGTACTGGTGCAGCCACAAAAGGTAAACGCTTTGGACGCGCAGGCTAGTAAATGCCAAATGCAGTAGGGAAACACGCTTACGGCATATGTGATAAAACAGGGTTTAGGTATAAGTTATCTGACCTTGTTTTTGAAACAAAGAATGGTGCCAGAACTGGTATGCGTGTAGGAAATGACGTAGTTGATCAGGATCACCCTCAAAACTTTCTTGGCAGAGTTAGGGTGAGCGATTCTGAATCCATACTCAACGCAAGGCCTAATAGAACAGAACCTGACTCAATAAATCTTCTTCAGGACAATCCATTTAAGACTGGGGCTTCTGGCGGCTCTAATACCACTATAACAATAACTGAAGTTAATCATGGTAGAAGCACTGGGGACACAGTTAGATTTAGAACAGTAGAGCCATTTGATGGTATAACGACATCAGTTATGGAATTGGCTGCTGGATATTCAATAACAAAAGTATCAGATGATACTTACACCGTGTTAGTTTCTGGCGGTGCAACAACAGGATCTGTATCTGGGGAGGCTTCTTTGCAAGCGCTGGCCCAGTTACCGCTTTGGGGTAGTTAGATGTCTTTTACATATGCTGAATTAAAAACTGCCATTCAAAATTTTACAGAAAACGCAGAAACAACATTTGTAGCCAACCTTCCTGTTTTTATTAGGGCCGCAGAACAAAGAATACTTGCTGCTGTTGACTTAGAAAATTTTAGAAAAAATGCAACCGCGTCCATGACAAGTGGTAATAAGTTTTTACAGACACCAATTGATTTTCTGGCTCCCTTTTCTCTTTTTATAACAACAACCGACAAAGAAAATTTTCTTTTAGAAAAAGATGTTAACTTTATAAGAGAGGCCTACCCCAGCGGTTCGACCACAGGAACCCCGGTATATTATGGTTTTTTTGATGCTTCTGTGACCGCAGCTTCTGGGAATGTATCGGCTAACTTTATATTAGGGCCAACACCAGATGCGGATTATGATGTAGAGCTTCACTATTATTATAGGCCAGCAAGCCTAACAAGTTTGTCTGATTCAGAGTACACATGGTTGAGTCAAAATGCCCCCAATGCTTTGTTGTACGGGTCTCTAATAGAGGCATACATATACATGAAGGGCGAGTCTGATATTGTTGGTCTTTATGAGGGCAGGTTTAGTGAAAGCATGTCTAGGTTAAAGGATCTTGCAGAGGCAAGAGAGAACTCAGACGCCTACAGAGAGGGGCTTCCAACAAGAGAGAGGACTTAGGGAGACATGAAAATAGCCATAGTTGGCCTTGGCAAAAGTTATTCTGACTATATATCTGCTAGGGTTGCGTCTCATCAGTTTGATGAGGTGTGGGGTATAAACTGCATAGGCGGTATTATACACGTTGATAAAACATTTATGATGGATCCTGTGTCTAGGTTTCTGGATACAGAAAACGCAGGAACTCAAACGGGCATAGCCCGTGAATTTTTAAGTAATAACACCAAGCCTATAATAACATGCCAGCTAGATGACAGAATAAGTTACCTAGAACTTTTTCCCTTAAAGGAAGTGGCTACTGAGCTAGGGTTTTGTTATTTTAATAACACTGTGGCTTACGCAGTTGCGTATGCAATATGGGCGGGAGCAAAAGCAATATGTATGTATGGTATAGACTATACATATAAAAACGTAAGCATGGCTGAGTCTGGCAGGGCCTGTGTTGAATTTTGGTGTGCCATAGCGGTGTCAAAGGGGATTAAAATAGAGGTGGCAAGCGGCTCCAGTCTTCTTGATACTAATGTCCCAGATAATGAAAAGCTGTATGGATATCACAGACTAGAAGACCCTTTGGTTCAAACAGTGCAAGATGGATCATTATTAATAACGAAGCAATCAGAGATACCGTCTCCTGAGCCTGTGGATCACGAGCCTGTAATTTTTGGGAGACATGATAATGTTTGACTTGGCTAAGGCGGGCTTAGGCTCAATAAATATTGTTACATCTGATAATGGTGGGCTGTCTAGCGATCAGATAGCCGATCTTGCTACTGATAAAATCGTTTATGTTTCTGAGCAGGCTCCTAATGAAATAAAGATACAAGCAGAGGCTTTTAAGGATAGAGTCCATGAGTTGTTGAGATTTTATGTGGAGTTGGCGAGAAGGGAGGAACGTGCTACAATTTGTTCAAAGATTCGTGAAGCTGGTCAGCACGAACTAGCTGACGCTATAAGGAGAATATAATGGCTATTGCACAGGCAATGTGTACATCGTTTAAAAGTGAGCTTTTAACGGCAACACATAATTTTGCTACAAACGGAAATGCTTTTAAGCTGGCTCTGTACGCAGAAGGAAGTGGCGGCAAATCAAATACCACAGCGACTTTGGGTGCGACCTCAACGGCCTTTGTAACAACAGGAGAGGTTGCCTCTAGTGGGTCTTACGCTACTGGAGGGGGTACTCTTACAAAAGTGGCTCCAAGCACATCAGGAACAACAGCATTTACTGACTTTGCTGACCTTAGCTTTACAACTGCTACTATTACGGCTATGGGCGCGTTGATTTATAACAGCACCAACGGAAACAAAGCTGTTGCTGTTTTAGACTTTACCTCTAACAAAACCTCTACATCTGGCACCTTTACAGTGCAGTTTCCCACAGCGGATGCAACCAATGCTATTATCCGCATAGCGTAAGAGGTTTACTGTGGCAAATATCACGGGATGGGGGCGAGGCACTTGGAACCAATTAACTTGGAACCAAGGCATTCCTGTGGTTGTAACTGGGGTTTCTGCGACAGCCGCGCTCGGTGAGGAAACAACTAATTGTTCTGCGAATGTTGTTGGCGTAGGTGCGGTAGCAACGGCGGGGCTGGGTGATGAGGCCGTTACTGGGGGCTGTGTAGTATCCTTAACAGGAACTTCAGCCACAGGCGCTACAGGCGCTGTAACGCTAGAGTCAAAGTACGCTGTTACAGGGGTAACAGGGACTACCGCATTAGGGGCGGTAACTGTTCGGGCAGGCGCAAAAGTAACAACGAGCGCAACAGGCATCGTTGCTACTGGTGCAACAGGCACAGTTACGTTAGAATCGAAGTACGCATTCACTGGCGTTTCAGGCACTTCTGGGGTTGGTAATGCTGTTGTATATAGTGAAGTTTTAACCGATCAAGTTGGAATATGGATTCAGGTAACTGGTGCCACTTCACAATGGACTATAGTGCAGCCCACACAAAACGCAGTGTGGAAAAAAGTGGCTTAGGAGTAATTTATGGCTAGTTCGTTTAGTACAAATCTTGGTATAGAAAAGCCAGCTTCGGGGGAGCTGTCTGGCACTTGGGGAGATGTAACTAATTTTAACTTCGATATATTTGATCGTATAACTGGCGCGGCTGATCTTACCGCTTCAGATCTTACAACAGATCTTACTATACGAGCCACATCGCCAACCTCCGGCCAGAGCAATGTGCAGACCGGGATGTTTTCAGTTATAAACTTAAAGGATAGCGGCTCTGATTTGGGTGGCACAAATGTGGTTACAATAGCACCCAACTCAGCTAGTAAATTTTTTATAATTAAAAACTCTTTAACTGGCGGTCGAGCGGCCACCATTAAACAAGGCACAGGCGCAACTGTTTCAATACCCGCTGGCACATCAGACATTGTTTTTTGTGACGGAGCAGGATCGGGCGCTGCGGTTACTGGTCTTGCAACCTCTTTTAATGTTGGTAGTAGTGCAGAAGTTGCAGGCACCGCTACCGCTCTAGCCATAGCTTTAGGATAGGAGTAAAAAATGGCAAATGATGCTTCCGTAACAATACAGGCAACAGTTCTGCCAGATGAAATTGCTAAAACTTTTTCCGGCACTATGACTGTTACCCCAGCAGACGCAAACGATAAATGGTATTACAAAAAGACCAGTGTTTCCAATTCAAGCACTGACTTGATGGCGGGTAGTTACACAGATTACACCGCTGTGGATGATGACACTGCACTTACCGCAGTGGCTACAGG